TTGCGAAGAACGCTAAATTAAATTATACCGATAAAGATGTTGACAACAATCACCCAGCTGAAGGTCTTAATAAGAAACTTAAAGTTGCATTAAGATATTTACCAAAACTTGGTATCAAAGGTGTTTTACAAGGCGACATGATGTTCACCAAAGGCGATTTACAAAACGAAATCATTGACGGCACCGATTACATTACATTTCAACCAAATACAATCGTGTATGCTGTTCCTGTTGATTCTAAATTATCACAGATGATGAGAGCTGCACAAATTGGTGTGGTGTTTCATACTTCATACACAGGTAAAGCATTAGAAGATATGAAAGCATCATTCAATATTGACATCAATAATTTAGCTACAACTAAAGATGTTTGGTTCCGTGATGCCTCTTTTGTAGATGCTTCAGGCACGGCTACATTTACAGAACAAGAAACAAAACAAATTACAAATATTCTATCTGATATAGGCAATCTATTCAGAGGAATTAATCCTGTGGCGCTAAATAGAATAGCAACAACAGAAACCATTAGAACACAAATTAAAACATTTAACAATTCTAAAGTTCGTGCAGGTCAAGTTATTGGCGATACATTCAAACATGTTCGTGAATTAACTCGTTCTATTGAAGATAAGTTAAATAAAGAAATACTTTCTGCTAAATTGGATAAAACTAAACAAAAAAGAATAGCAGAGAAATCGGAGTTAATGCGATTCTATCGTAATAATGCACCAGAATTAAAAAAGATATTTGATATTCAAAACGGATTAGTAGAAGCTAAATCTATGGTTATTAAAAAGCTACAACAGATTCGTCAGGTCACAGGAACATTCCTCAAAACTGATAATGGTTTTAAAATTACAAACGCGGAAGGATTTGTGGCCGTGGACAAATTAAAAGGTAACGCAGTTAAACTGGTTGACCGATTAGAATTTAGTCAAGCAAACTTTAACGCCCAAAAGGCATGGGACAAATAAAATGGCATACGACTTAAACAAAATACTTTTAGAATATGGTGACAATGATTTTGGTTTTACAGCTGTAGATGAAGCAGAATACAATGCTGTAATCGCACAAAAAGATGAAACAGTTGAAGAATATAAATCAAGACTTCAACAAGTAGAAAAGATTGTAATGCCTCTTTTAATTAATTTATTAAAGACCGCAGACCAACCAATCATTAAATGGCCTAACCGTAAACCAATTTTAGAAGCACAGATTCAAAAGATTGTTACTTTAACCAGAGATTAGAATGAAATCATTTCGCAACTTTATTACCGAAGAATTCAAAGATGGTGGTTTAACCATATTTGACATTGATGATACTTTGTTTAAAACAACAGCTCGTGTCACAGTTAAAAAAGGTAATAAGGTTGTTAAGAGATTAGACCCACATTCATATAATACCTATGATTTAAAAGATGGTGAAGAATTTGATTTCAAAGAATTCCGTGATGCAGAAAAGTTCTATAATGAATCTAAACCTATCAAAGGTATGATGGCAAAGGCCAAAGCGATTCTAAAGAATACACTCAATTCAGAATTAAGTCGGGTTATCATTGTAACAGCACGAGATGACTTTGATGACCGTGAAAAGTTTTTAGATACATTCCGTAAATATGGTTTTGATATTGATAAGGTTCGTGTTGAAAGAGCAGGTAAGATTAAAGATATTCGTAGCACAGCTATTTCAAAAATGGTCATTATCCGAAACTATCTAAATACCAAACAGTTTTCAAGAGCAAGGTTATTTGATGATTCAACTGAAAACCTAAAGATGTTTTTACATTTACAAAAAGAGTTTAAAGAAATTAAATTTGAAGCATTTTTTGTTAAAGAAGATGGTTCAATAAGGACATTTAAGTAATGCTCAAACAAGTCAATGGTCGCTGGGCACTGGTATCAAAAAATACACAAAGACCTTTGGCTTATTATAAAGGCGAAGGCAAACCATCTGACGAATGGGTTGCTAAACACGAAAGAAGAATACAATTTTTTAAGAGTGGCATGAGTGAGGCTGTAAATAATAAGCCTGATATTCTTCCTAAATCTGGTGGTGGCCAAGATGGCACAGATATATTAAGAAAATCATATCAAAAAGATACGCCCGGTCAATCTAAAATTATAGGATTTAAGCAATACCGCAAGACTAAATAAAATATATTATTGGAGTTATTATGAAAGACATGGTGATTGGTTGCATTACAGGTTATGATTTTGAGAAAATCAAACCTTGGGTTAATTCATTAGATACTTGTGGCTTTACTGGCACTAAGGCCATGATTTGTTACAATGTTGATTATGGAACAACTGAAGAGCTAGTCAAGCGTGGCTACACTATTTTTGCATTTAAGAAAAATGATGAAGCTAAACGATTTGAATACAAAGATAATTTCTCCATCGTTGTTGAACGATTCTACCATCTCTGGTACTTTTTAAAAGGTTTTAAAGGTCAATATCGCAACATCATTACAACCGATGTGAAAGATGTAATTTTTCAAACAAATCCATCCCTATTTTTAGAACGAGTTATCAAAGACGGCAAAAAGATTAATGTTGCCTGTGAATCAATTCGTTATAAAGATGAAAATTGGGGCGACAACAATTTACTTAAATCTTTTGGTCCATTAATTCACGAGCATAATCGTGATAATCTAATCTATAACGCTGGTACAATCTCTGGTGATTTTGATACCATGCTTGATGTTTTTCTAAACATCTATCTATTGTGCAATGGTTCAAATCCATTTACTGAAGGTGGTGGTGGACCAGACCAAGCTGCATTGAATATTTTATTACAATTAGAGCCATATAAATCAATCACCAATTTTGCCATGAGTGAAGATGGATATGCTGCTCAATTAGGTACCACAGGTCCACAAATACAAAATAAATATGGTGATAAAGTGGTAGAAAAAACACCAATTTTAGTAGATAACCTGGTTTGCACTAGCAACGAACAGGTGTTCTCCTTAGTTCATCAATATGATAGAGTACCTGAATGGAAACAATTGATTGAGGAAAAATATGCGTAACATTATCTTCGTACCTGTAGGCCAAGAATTATCATTCCATGAAACATATGATAAAAACAATCATTGGCGATATAATAAATCAAATAGAGATTATGAAGTTATTGCTTATCAATATAAAGACTTTGATATTGAACCTGACACCTATGATTATTTGGTTAAAGATGTTGGTTTCAAATGGGATTTAGCTAAACACTTCCTTGATACTTTTGATTGGCGAGATTACAATTATATTGGATTTTGGGACGATGATTTAGTTACAGATATACAAAGTGTCAACCGTGGTTTAGAATTAGCTGAAAAACACGATATGAAAATGTTTCAACTATCAACATTAGCTGGTTCAGCTTCATCACATTCAGTTTTACACCAAAATAAAGATTGGGTTTTTAGTAAAACCAATTTCATTGAAGGCATGGCACCATTCTTTCACACTTCAATGATACCAATCTTATTAGATTTTTGGGAGTATCATAAAGTTTATAGTGGCTGGGGATTTGATATGATATTCACATCAATTTGCCGTGAAAAGGCAGGAGTGATACACGAAGTTTCTATGTATCATCCAGATAGACCAAGCAATTATGATAAAAATGCAGCCTTTAATGAAATGGAAGAAATAGTAAATAAAGTTTATCCTAAGTTTATGCAAGATAAGTATGGTGAGCCTGATAATACAGACATTGATTGGACAGGCGCTCAACGACACGAAGTAGTATATGAATTCACAATGAAAGGTTAAAAGATGGATGTTATTAATGTAAGTAAGATTATTAAACCAAAAAAAGAATTTGTGGTTGATAATCAAATTAGAGGTCGTAGTTACTCAAGCAATCACACAAAATTACTTAAGCATATGGATCGCTTGATTGATTTACAAGAAGGTAAACGACCAAGACCGGTGATGTTTCATATGTCACCTTGCAACCCATGTAATTTAACATGTTCATTCTGTTGTTTTGCCAATCGTGCTATGAAAGAAATGCTAACTGTTGAACAGATGAAATCAGCTATTGACCAGTTTCATGCTTTAGGTGTCACAGGTATGGAATTTACAGGCGGAGGCGAACCAACATTACATCCAAATTTAGATGAGATTATTGAATATGCTTATAATAAGGGCCTAAAAATGGGTATTTGTACCAACGGCTCTAAACTTAAAAAAATAAAAAACTGGCACATGATGTCTTGGGTAAGATTAGGTATGTATTCATGGGACGAAAAGAAACCATATCCATATCACCTTGAAGTGTTTGATGGCCTAGACATTGAAATTTCAGCTGCTTATGTTTGGGATGGTGCAACAAACACATCAACTAATCCAAATATTACTGGTGAATGGAAAGATTCTCATGCTAAAAAGTTAGCATCAAATGAGTATAGAGAAGATAACTTTATGAAGATGTTAGCATGGGTTGAAGAAAAGAAAATACCATGTCGTATCGCTTTCAATGCAATTAAAGACCCTAAAATTGTAGCTCAAGATATTGAATCAATCAAAGTTTTAATTGATATACACGAAGAAAAACATGGCAAATTGCAATACGCTTTCTTATCTGATTTTAATTTCAAAGGCGAAAGAAGAAACAATCATTGTTATATGCACGGCGTAAAACCTTGTGTGTTTACTGATGGTAATGTTTATGTTTGTCCTTCGGCTGAATTAGCACCAGAAAATAACTACCAAGTAAATGAAGAATTTAAATTATGTGATATTGCTGGCATTACAGATTTTTATAATTCTCAAGTTGGAGGTCCTGATGTTTTTAGAAGACATCATGATTGTTCATTCTGCAAATATGCTATTCAAAACGAATTGATTGATGATGTATTGATGCCAACAAAACATAACGAATTTGCATAGGAAATATTATGAACTTAAAAAAAGTATTTGATGAAAAGTATTTTGAAGATGGTGTTCGTAATCGCGTAAGTGCTTACGAGAACTATCGTTGGATGCCAGAAAGAACGATTCGTGAAGCTTCATCAATCATAAACAATATACAATTCAATACAGTATTGGATTATGGTTGTGCTAAAGGTTTTATGGTGTATGCTATGAGATTACTTGGTAAAGAAGCATATGGTGTTGATGTGTCAGAATATGCTGTCACACATGGCCATGAAAAAGTAAAACAATATCTTTCAGTCATTGAAACAACTGAAGACATTAAAGGTGGTTGGGATTTAATTATTGCTAAAGATGTTCTTGAGCATATACCCAAAGAAGAATTACCAGCTGTATTATCTGCATTTCGTAGAAGATGCAAATATCTATTTGTTGGTGTTCCACTTGGTGATGGTAAACGATATCGTATCCGTGAATATGAAATGGATGTTACACATGTTGTCCGTGAACCAGAAGAATGGTGGTTAACCACACTTGTTGAAGCTGGTTTTAAAATCAAACATTTTGATTATCAGTTTGGTCACTTAAAAGAAAACTGGACCACCTCTCACCCACACGGCAACGCATTTATAGTTGCTGAATAATGGATCATTTTTATAAATCTTTACAGGAACGAACATTCTTTAATTATCAGAATGTTTATGATTATATCATTGACCAATTCAATGAAGCTAAGTTCGTAGAAATTGGCGTTTGGCGTGGGCAATCAATTTGTTATGCAGCTGTAGAAATTATCAATAAAGGCAAGAATATAACAATTGATGCCGTTGATACTTGGAAAGGTTCACCACAAGAAGATTTACATATCAAGGATCCACATCAAGACGGAACACTCT